CTTAGAATAGTGTGCTGTAGCTCTGCTGAAAACTCTTTTAATTTCTCCCACTGCGAAGGGCAATATTGTTTCAAATACTTAGCGTTGCCGTTTTGTTCTACCAAAAAGTTTTGAGCTTTCAGGATTTTTGCATATGTGGGTTCGGGCATCCCCACTGGCCTTTCGGACAGATCGAAGAAGCCGGGATGTGGCTGGTAATTGACGATAATCCGTTTTGCCTCTGCGCTCTTCACCCTCTCACCGCCTCCCGCTCTTCTGCAACTCCCTGAGCTGCCTGCTGGAGTTGCCGGGCCCCCTCAGCCATTCGCTTTATCTGTCCGAGCTTTTTGCTTGCCTGCATAAATAGTGTTGGATCCACGAAAGGGCCCAATGCCTCAGAGATGTTAACTGCCTTCAAAAAGCCTGCTATATCCAGTCCTTCCACCATCGAAGCCGCGATGATAATTCGATCCTGGGTCATTTGGTATTCTGTGTTAGTCATTGACTCTCACCTCCGGGTACTCGCTCCACTCCACCCCATCCAGGAGACGGCCAGGAGCTTTCTTGCCTATTCTGCGAAACTTAACTGGACGATCTCCAGCTGGGGTCGATTTGTCGATGCAAGAACTGCATAAATCACCCTCGATCCAATAACAACCTTCGTCGCATCCGTTTAAATTGGTGCATCCACAAACTCTACAAGCCTGATCTCCATCGAAGGGAACAAGCCAGTTCCCCCAGCTCTTAAAAAAGAATGGTGTCCCTGCTGCCTGGCACTGATCCCTAAGAGATCTAGCCCAATCCGGATGCATCGGCCTGGCTCCTGGGCCTGTCTCACCACCGCATATTACCTGGTCGAGTCCAACCCAACCTTGCCCAACCAGCGATTGTTTCACCCACTGGTATTTCCCGTATTCATCTGGATTACCGTCCGAAAGCCAACTCTTGCAAAGGGGCCACTTTAAATACCTACTCACATTGATGTTTGACAGCATTGGCTCCACGCTAACAAACCGGACCGCGGCCGGTATCTGGAGTAGGATAGGTATACGCTCATCTGCCCGGGCTTGGTTCTCGGCCGTAACTCCCAGCCAGATGTTGGGCCACGATGTTTCAACCTTAAAATCCTGTAGTTCCATCCATTCAAAAAACTTTTTCATTCTTTCGGGGCGCTTAGTAAGAACCATGTAAATATGTTGCCTTGCCGTTGTCATTCTAGCCCACACTGCCCTGATGAAAGAGAAGTCAACTTCATCATGGAACAGGTCGCCCATACTGCAGACAAAGACCCTGCTTGACTTTTTCCAAATTAACGGTTCGTCTAGCTTGTCCTTGTCCAGGTGTAAGGTAACAGCAAAAGGATTGTCTTTCGGGTATCCAAACCTTCCGGCCAACCTCTTACTCATGCGCTGAGCATAACAATGCTGACAACCCTCGCTGATCGGAGTGCAACCGGTTACAGGATTCCATGTCTTGCCTTTGGTGCCGTCCTGATTGGTACACCATTCAATTTTTGTGGCCATTCTGCTCACCTACCTTCCCGAAATACTGCAGGGCCTTTTCGCTAGCCTCTTTTAATTGTTTGAAGTCCTCGGGATCTCCGCCACCATCTGGGTGCATTTGCTTTGATAATGTCCGGTAGCGTTCCTTTACTTCCTCCGGTCCAGCTGGTATATCAGTAAAACCTAGATATTTAAGAAAGCTGGGTACTTCAACTGCAGGCGGTAAAAACTTCATACCTGCTACCCAGGTTGATAATTCGTAAATCCCCCGCTCAACCATCCGGGCTAGATCCTCCAACGCTAATACCACTTGGGCAAAGGAATCGCTACCATATACCAGATTGATGCCCTTGGCCTTAGCCTTCTCGACGCTGTGTTCAAACCGGTATAGATCTCCCCGGTACCGAAACTCCACCCAGCAACCCCATCGATCCCAATTGAAGTTGTATTCTTTGATTACCAACCGTTCCATCACCCGAGCTAGTTTTGTCTCATATTGATCAGGAGAGCCATATTGCTTCTTAGGCATTCTGCTCACCGGCTTTCAGCTTCCTAACAAGTGTTTTTTGATCGACCAGCTTTGCTCCACTTCGAAGAGCATTAGCCCTTATTTTTCGGTTTAATATGTCATAGTGCGGATGCTTATGCTCCTGGTACCACTCCCGCTTAAGGCCTATTTCGATGGCAAACTGATGCAATTCTTCCTGGTTGCCGGTAGTGATTAAGTGGACACCATCCGTATATATCATGCATCCACCTCCAGTCCCATCACCGCATCCTCATCTTGTTTGTCCAACTTTCTCCCGCTTAAGACTCCTTTGGGAGTACATATCCGGGTGTTTCCGATGCTATAAGGATCTATAGCAACCAGGTGCTCTGTCTCATCCCAGTTCCAGATTCGTTGATGGCCTTTGGCGGGGATCGGAATTGCAAGTGGGTAAACGTCCTCTAGTAGCCAAGCAACCCGGCCAATCGTATAGTCGCCAAAGGCAAGCTCCTGGGCAGACAATTGGTCTACGAACTTGGCTGTAATCTCAACGCAGTCCACCAGGTTGCAGATAGCCAGGATGCATGAGCCACGAAACATTATGCGACCCTCATCAGCCTGGGGAGATAAAGCTGTATAAAAAGGTTCTGTAAAAACAATATCTCCCGAAACTTTCTTTGCCGCATGAATGGCCAAAGGGCCGCGGTATTTTGTCGCCCAACTTCTGGTTTCTATAGTTTTCTGGCCCAGCGCCACTAGGCTGGCCCATGGTTCCCATAAAGTTAGAGTTTTCATTATTGCCCCCACCCCCGGCATAAATTGACCCACAGCAGCAGGGAGAGCAAGAACACTGCGATCTTGGCGATAACTCCACCAACCCCATCCATCTGCCTATTAAACTTAGCTATTTCAGCCCGTTCCTCTCCCTGCAACCTAAGTTCCTCCCTGGCCCGTATCATATCCCGAGTCAACTCCTCTTGCTCCCATTGGGGGCGATTCGGAAAATTGTACACCTTGGCCACGCTGGTCACCGGTGGAATCCTGTAGCTTGACTGCTCTATCTTCATACTTACCCCTCTCCCTTCATCCCCTCCGGGTATAACTCGTTAAAAAGGTTATATACATCGTAGATATATTGGGCGCGGTTCTTGGTCTGCCCGGCCTGCATTATGTCCCCGGCTATCATCCCGATCAGCTTGTCGCGCAGATCCGGCTCTTGCTTCCGGGCGTGATCATCTTCTGGATTAATGCTGTACCCGTACAGTTTTATCTGCCTAAGTGCGATCTGAATGCTGGCGTTGGTCTTTTTTTCTGTTTCAAGGTCATTCTTTAATCGCTCGTTCTCCTGCTCAAGGTCTAATATTTTTACCGTAATAGCATCAATATCGTCTACAATACTCACGAGCGGTCACCCGCCTGATCCATAGCCGGTAACGCTCTCAGGTCGGCCAGCAACGCCTTGCCCTGCTCCTCGTTCAAGTCCTTAAGGCTCTTGATTGGGTATTGGCATTGTGCATAGCTTCGTAACTCCTCATGGGCCATACCTATCTCAGCCGCCCTTGCATGGATGGCCTTCATGGCTTTTTCAGGCATCTTGGCCCCGGAAAACAAATCTTCTCTTTGGGGTTCCGGTAACGGGGTTGAAGGTGGTTCTAGTTCTGCGGTTTTCTTGTCTAGCTCGATCTGTAGAGTAGCGATGATCTCGCCAGCCTCAGTCTCGGTAAGCTGTGAGAATTGCTTTTTGTAGGTGGTTTTGCATAGCGCAGTAATATCGGCACCGACTTTACCTACTGCTTTGGCAAGGTCTTGTATCTTGGCCTTTTGGATATTATTAATCGGTCGTGCCACTGTCGGTGGAGTAGCATTGCCAGATTTGCCTTGTGAACCCTGTTGTGTTTGCAATGCTGGCTTGTCATATTTGCTTCTGTCGCCATTCCAATAAACGTCTGCCGCAAGGCCCAAAGCTTTACAGGATACGCCGATTGCATCGGTCAGGGCCATCTTGAAACATTCGTCTGACACATACAGCCCCTTGCTTTCCTTCGCTACAAATGCGCTTCCACCAGTACCAGGAATTGCATCTGACCATACGCCGTCAGCCTTGATAAACAGGTCAATATTCACAAAAGCCGATATTTCTTCGTTGGCTCCGTTTTCAAGCCATTGCCTTGTAATAACGAACTTCCACCCGATACCGCAGGGGCCGAACTGCTCTGTCAGGGTTTTTAACCTCCACATAGGATTAATATCTGATTTACCTTTTAAACGGCCTGCCTGTATCTCTTTTAAGGCTTCTTTAGGTACTGCTCTAACCGAATTGTAAATAGTTAAGTTGTCCATTAGACCACCTCCAACTTCACTTCAAACTTATCGGGTCTTTCCTCAATCTCTACTCCCGGGATAGCCTCACCGGTTTCTTTAATGTAGTCTTTCACCGTTATCTTGCTGACCGATTCCTTCACCACTACCGCCTCCGGTAGATTAGCTTTTACCCACGGCAAGAGTTGATCTTCATCATAGATATATTCAGGTTGTTGCTTGCGAAATGCCAGTTTTGCGCCGGGCAGGGACACGGCCTTTAGCTTGGGATCGTCTGTTCTGAGGGTTGTCATATAGTCACGCAGTAAGCCATTAAAATAAGTGGTTTCGCGTTCTGCTTTTACCCGCGTCCCTTCGATCCAATCATCAATTTTCTTAAGTTCGACCGACGCCGTTTGCCGGGATTCTTGGAACCTTGCACTGATCCGGTTGAGTTTACGGATGGCCCAAATAGCCTGCTCTTGGGTAGTTACAGCAAAGGCTGTAGTGGTCTCGCTACTAATTTCTAGCGGAAAGTTTAATTCGTCGTACATTTCATCTAAGCTCGTTGACATTCTAATTCCTCCTCTTTCTTTTCATATCCCTCGTCGAAGCCTTCTTGTTTACTATCCTTTAAACAGCTTGGGCAGGGTTCAACATTTACCATTACATCTCCGCTACGCCCGCCAGTAATATTAACGTCCGCACTTAAATTGGTACCGCAAGAGGAACAATACACGTCGAAGTCTATACTTGACATCTTTATATCGCCTCCTTGATCAATCGTTCCTCGTAATGATCAGTGGGATCTTCCACATGGTCTTTCAATTCGTACTGAATACGGTCGCAACTCACGCAACCCCTATCGTACTTCTCGGACCTGTTTCCCTCGGTGATCTCAACGCCGCAAACCTCACACCGCATCGGCAAGCACCTCCGCAGTCTCGGCCCCCACGGTTTCTAAAATGCTGTCAGCTAATTGAATGGCTTGCCCGGTGGTCAGGAATATCGTTACGTCCTCTGCTATCCGCAGGGTTCTGTAAGGATCAGGGCCAAAACCATTGGTTTTCTCTTTACTTAAAGCTATCTTCGGGGACGTTTCATTTACCAGGTGGACCATAATCGTGCTTAACATTTTCATTCCTCCTTAAAGCTGGTCTAGTTCGTTTTGAAGCGAATTGCGGTAGTTTTGGTATGCTAAAACCAAAGCTGGTTGCGCGTCTGCGATAATGTTTTCGGTGTTAGTGAAAAAATCTGGATCGCTTTTAAAATGAAAAACAATTGAATGTATCTTGTCGCCTATTAGTCGACCAGTTCGCTTATCTAAGTTAGCAATTTGCCTGCTTAGTTCTCTTGCTCGATCTACTCGTGTTCCCATGTATTCCAGTGTTTGCTTATCCATTTGTTTTCCCTCCAATCTTCATGTTATAATCAACGTAGGTTTCTTTCTCGTGGGGCTGGTGTTGCGACCAGTCCTTTTCTTTACCCTCCCTCTCTGTACTCTCCCCATGCCGCTAGCCTCCCCGGGCTAATGTTGTCGTATCTGTACCCTCCGTGCCGTGGTACCACTACCGGGTGCGGGTTTTTGTTGATCGGGACATCTACTACAATCAGTAGTTTCGGCTTGGATGTCGGCAATTTTAACGAGGTAGTTAGCTTTACTTTGCCGGCGTTATAGTTTCGTCTTGGCAAGTGGATCACCCGCCTTCGCCACGTCCTCTAGTGGACACCAATCCGGTATTTTTCTTAGATTATCAATCTCGCGAAATAAACAGACATCTAACTTTCCCGCTAACCAGCATTCGCCGGTGATTTTAGGCGGTTCAGTGTTGACCAAAGAACCTGGGCAAGTAATACAGGAGCTTACCTCCTGGGTGTAAAGCTTGCGTGTCAACCCAGGAGCTTCCCTGGCTTGTGCCATGTCCTGGGTTAGTTCTTCCAATTCCCAATTCGCATACTGAATATCTTTATCGAACTTGATTACTGTCATTTTATTTTCCCCTCCTCTTGTTTTTGTGATATACTAAAAGCGGATAATTTTCTTCGGCTCGCTTTTATAGCGGGCTCTTTTTACATAGACCGGCAGATATTACACATGTTTTTCAGGCAACTAACCTGCCTTTCAAGATCGGCGTTAATCTTGGCAAAGCGAACATTTGCCGCATATAATCGCTCCGCGTAAAC